CCGAAAAAGAGAAGCGGGAGTTTATCCTGCGGGATAATGTCCAGAGCGGGGAATGGGACTTCGGCGTGTTGGAAGAGAACTTCGCCGACTTCGACCTTGACGATATTGGGATTGAGTTGCCGGATTTTGCAGATAATGGGGAAACGCCAGAAATAACAGAACACGCCAGCCTTGCCGATAAGTTTATCGTTCCGCCATTTAGCGTATTAGATCAAAGGCAGGGATACTGGCAGGCCCGCAGAAAGGCTTGGCTTGGGCTGGGGATACAATCAGAATGTGGACGCCCCAAAAACCTCCTTAAATTTTCAAATTTATTGACAAAAGATTATGATGCAACATCCATATTTGACCCAGTTTTATGTGAGATCATTTATACATGGTTTATTAACGGCAAGGGGAAAATACTTGACCCGTTTGCGGGCGGTTCAGTGCGAGGAATAGTGGCTTCTATTCTTGGGCATAATTATACGGGCATAGACCTATCCGAACAGCAAATAATTGCCAACAGGGAGCAAGCTGCTAAAATTTGCAACAGCAACAAGCCGGAATGGATTGTCGGGGACAGCGCGGAAATGCTTGACCCATTAGACAGCGATTATGATTTGTTGTTTTCCTGCCCCCCATACTTTGACCTTGAAATATATTCGGACAACCCCAATGACTTGTCTGCAATGAAGTGGGACGCCTTTTTAAGTGCATATACGGCAATTATAAACAAGTCAGTATCCAAACTAAAAGAAGGAGGGTTTGCCTGTTTTGTTATTTCGGACATCCGGGGAAAACAGGGCGAATATCGAAACTTCCTTTATGAAACAATCGGGGCGTTTAACCGCGCCGGATTAAAAACATATAATTACGGCATTTTGGTCGGTCCGATTGGATCATTACCGATTAGAATAAACAAGCAATGGCAGGGCTACAGAAAGTTGGGGCGGTGTCATCAGGATATTCTGGTGTTCTATAAAGGCGACATCACAAAAATAAAGGAATGGAATCCAATAGATGTGCTGGATAGTTTTGAGGGGTTCGGGTTTGGGAATCCGACAGATGAATAATTCACTGCCGACCATATCCAACACTTGGCAAAAGCCGGACGGGAAATTCAGGTAGTCAAGATAAATGGATGAAATAACCAACGCCATCCTGACCAACCCGGAACTGCTTGCGAGGGCGCAGGGCAAAGAAATGCGGCTCAAATGCGTATGGCAAAAATGGGATGGGACGGATATGATGGATATTGAGTGCGGCAACGATACATGGGTGATAGCCAAGCACCTGATAATGCCTGATGATAGTCAACACCGATAACACCCTCTGTCACCAATACGAGTTCGCTTTCACGCCGCCAGACGCTGTGAAGCATCCCGCTATCGTGGGCGGCTTTGGCTGCGGCAAGACCCGATCCATACCCTTGCGTTGGGTGCGGCTGATAGATTGGCGGGCGAGGGAGCAGAAGCGCAAAGCCCGGCTGATGATCGTTGAGCCGACTTATCAGATGGTGCGGGACGTGTTAGTGCCGGAGATGGTCGAGTTTTTCAATGATCACGGGATAAAGCACCGCTATCACAAGAGCAACCACGATTTCGTTATCCGGCTCAACGGGATAGATTTCGTGGCCATGTGCCGCTCTGCCGACAAGCCGTCCAGCCTGACGGGTAAGACGATAAGCGATGCCATTATTGACGAGTTTGATAAGATCACGGGCGTCCAGAACCAGAAGGACGTTTGGAACGAGTGTATCGCCCGAACCCGCAAATACGAACACGGCACAGTCGGCGTTGTGACCACTCCAGAGGGCTTTCGCTATACCCATGAGCTTTGGCAGGAAAAGAACAGCGACAACCCCAACTTTAAGCTGATCCGGGCCAAGACACGGGACAACACTTTCCTGCCCGCCGACTATATCGACAATATGGTGGCCCAATACGATTCGCTGCTGGCACAGCAATACCTTGAGGGTGAGTTTGTCAACCTCAACAACTCGATGGCGTATTATATGTTCCGGCGGGACAAGCACAGCGCACCGCAGACGCTCAACCCTGCCCTGCCCGTCTATATCGGCATGGACTTCAACGTAAATCCCATGACGGCTGTGGTGCTACAGATCGAGGGCAACCTATACAGGGCGCTGCGCGAATACTGGCTGCCGAACAGCAACACCCGCGCGATGGCACAACTAATCGCCGCAGACTGGTCGCAATATGCCGTATATATTTGCCCCGACATGACGGGTGGCGCCAGGAAAACATCTGCCGATTACACTGACATCGACATCCTAAAGCAGCACGGATTCCAGGTCTTGGGTAGCCGCAACATCACGGAGCGGGCGAGGCTGAACATCGTGAACAACCTATTCGACAAGGATCGGCTTGTGATAGACCCGAAGTGCAAGCGACTGATAAATGACCTCGAAAAGGTAGTCACGAACGAATACGGCCGGGTGGCGAAAGAAAAAGATTCACAGCTTACCCACATATCAGACGCGCTCGGCTACGCAATGGTCGCGCTGGAGAATAAGCCGCCCAAGTGGGGCATACGATAACAATGTTTAGGAGATACAATGATCGACGAAGTTTTATTGAAAGACGCTAATGGGGCCAGCATCCCCGTGTTCTGTCCCGGTGCCACCGTGAAAGTCAGCCCAAGCGGTGCCAGTGCCGCAACTGCCGCCGTGATCAACGCCACCGATTACCAGCTTGTGCGGATCGTTGCCACCGCCGCCATGCACATAGCTGTTGCCGCCGCCCCTACCGCTACCGATGCGGATATGTATCTGCCCGCCGCTATGGTGGACTATCTCATCATTCCGAAAGGCTGCAAGATCGCCGCTATCGGAACCGGGGACGTGTATATCACCCTCCACGCCAATTAATTGACCCGGTATCGGCAGGGGCAGAACAATGATTGATTTCAACAAACAGCGGGCAGCGGCAAAGTGGTCTGAGGACGTGGATCGCAGGAAGCGGGCAAGCCGCTATATCGACTATTACAGGAACAACCAAAGCGAACACCTGAGCGACATCCTGCACAAACTCTATCCCAAAGAATGGGACATGATGTCCAAATACGCCACGACCTACGCCCTCACCTCTGCGCTGATAGACGACATGGCGCTCGTGTTCCAGACCCCCGCAGACATCAGCATCGAGGCCAACGATGCGCAGCAGGACAAGCTGGCTGAGCTGATAGATCAGAGCCATTTGCCGACCCGCCTCATTCAGGCCGACCGCTATGCCGAACTGCTAAACAAGGTCGGCATCTGCCCCCGCTGGCATACGGATCAAAAGTATATTGTCTTGGATCTCATCACGCCCGACCGCTGCATTGTGGAGCAGGACCCGCAAGACCATGCCCGCGCCCTCAAGGTAAGCTATTACCTGAGCGAAATGGAGAACACGCCGAACGGTAACGACACAGGCAGATGGGCGGTTTGGACTGCTGAGGAATACCGGGAGGTCCGGCTTGGCGCAGACGGGCAGGAGATAGGCGAAACGCTCAAGGCAGAGCCGAATCCATACAAGCGCATACCCATAGCCTGGTTCACCACGAGCGCCGAGCTTGACGAGTTCTGGCCGGACAACGGGTCGAGCATAGTGGCCGCCAATGAGGTTGTCAACCTCCGGCTTACCAATCTGCAAATCATGCTTGACTATCAGGCGTTTTCGACGCTGGTCACGAAGGGATTGCCGGAATCGCAGACCATACCCTGGGGCGTGACGCACCGGCTCAATATCCCCTACACCGCCAGCGGGGACATGATGGGCGGAGCGGAGTATATCACGCCCAGCCCGAAGATCACCGAGTATTGGGAAATCACGAATCAGTATATAACGAATGTTGCCCGGCTTAACGGCCTGTCCGCTCAATCGTTTTCCCGTGATGCCAGCAGCTTCACATCTGGCTATCAACTGAAACTGAGCAAGCAGGACATAATCAACCGCAACGTGCTGAAAAGGGAGTTTTACCGTGAATCGGTGCGGGAACTGGTCATCCTGATGATGGAGTGCTACAGCATAAACAATAACTTCCGCTTCCCGCCCAACCCGGAAGTGACTATCGACTTTGCGGATATTGCGTTTGAATCGAATCCGCTTGAGCAAGAGCAGCTTTACGCTATGCGGCTTTCCAATGGCACGATTGACCGGGTGCAAATCCTAATGAATCAGAACCCGGATTTGACGGAAGAGATGGCGGAAGAAAAGCTTGCCAAGATACAGGAGCGCAACGCCAGACGCAACAGCAACGCAGTAAACCAGATGGACAACCTAAACGCCGCTTTGGGCGTTGAGGATGAAAATGACAAAGGAACTGGCGAAACTGTCTGATGCTCAGGTCAAGGCATTTGAGCGGGAATTGAGCCGGGCAATGACCAACCTCAACAAAAGACTGACCAGCCTACTGACCAAGCTCGAAATTGTCAACGGCAAGATACCGAAAACGCCGTTCAATCTTCAATATCTCGCGCAGCTACAGCCGCAAATGGAACAGGCCTTGATTCAAAGCGGGTATCTGGACGCGGTGCAGAACCTCCAGGCCGGAGATGCGGAACTGCTCCGTGCGGTCCGGGAAAACAGCCCGCTAAAGCTGATCTATACCAAAACAGACGCCACCACGCTGAACGCCCTGGCTCAGATGCAGAACAGCGAATTTTACGGCATCGGCACTAACGCAATGGAGGCCATCAGGCAAACCGTGATGAACTCCGTCCTTGCGGGCGCGAGGCTCGAAGACGGGCTTGGCATTATCCGCTCTCAGCTTGAGACCAGATTGCAGCCCTACGCCTGGACTTATGCGAACACCGCCAAGAAACAGACCTTGCAAATGGCGAACGATTTGGCCGCTCAGAACATACCGAAAGAAGAGCGGTTTTGGGCTTACAACGGCCCGCTTGACGATGTTACGAGAGACGCTTGCGTTGAACTGCTGGAGATAGGTTATTTCACCGATGCGGAGCGGGAAGAGGCAGAGGCCAGGACGGCAGACGAAAGAGCCTATAATTGCCGACATAGTTTTGATTTAGTTTCAGAAGCAACATATAAAGAGAACCGGGGGTGAATGTGAATCGACTTGAGGATGCAATTTGCAACCGCAAGCACCGGGGTTCGATTCCCCGCACCTCCACCAGTTTAGATAAAACGCAACGCCCCAGATGGGGCAAGGAGGACTGATGGCCATTACTGACTTGTTGAACAAGCTGGCCAATCTACTGCCGGAGGATTCCGGCGAAGCAAAGGCTCTTTTGGCAGATGCGAAAAGAGAGGCTCAGACAATCATTGACGACAACGAACTATTAAAACGCGATCTCAAGTCGGCCAACGGCGAGAGCAAGGCCCGGAAAGAACAAATCCGGGAACTCAAAGCCGAGTTGGAAAGCAAGGAAGATTTCACCGCCACCGAAAGCAAGCTCAAAGCCGAGATTGAGTCCTTGCGCAAGGTCAAGGCGGAATATGATGCTTACCGGCAAGCTGAGGATGAGAAAATCGTCAATATGTGGCTGGAAAAGGCGAAAGTGTTTGACATTCCCGAAACGGACAAACGCCACGCCACGATCCAGGCGCTACGACCCAAATTCACTTTTGCGCAGGGCGACGCCAAGATCGGTGTTGAACAAGCTAAAGCGAATCTGGAAAAGCTGGAGCTGCTGGAAACTACCGGGGTTTTCGAAATACCGAAAGACCACACCCCGAACAACCAACCGCCCAGCCCCGGCAAGCCCGGCGATGCACAGCCGCAATACACAAGCTCCGGCGCCGCTATCGCCGCGCAACTATACGGTAACAAAAAAAACTAATCAAAGGAGAGCATAATGGCTCTAACGTATCCACAACTGCAAAACCTGGCTGTCGAATGGGGCGTTCGGGATAATCCCGCCGTCATCGTTGACCTCGTAAAGTCCAGCGGGATTTTGCAGACCGCACTTGTCGCACCGAGTAACTTCGGGAACAAACACAAATACAAATACTGGAACGCCCTCCCCAGCGCCGCTTTCCGTGCGCTCGGAGCCGGGATCGTTCCGTCCGCTATCAGCAAAGACCGTGCCGCTATCGATCTTTGGGATCTCTCTTCCCTCATGCAGGAAGACGCCCAGGAGATCGCCGCTCATCCCGGTGGCAAAGCTGGCTGGGTTGAAGCCAATCTTGGCGCGTTCCTTGAGGGCATGGGCCAGGCTGCGTCCAAACAGATCATCTACGGCACGAACCCCACCTTTGGCGGGACTGACGGCTTCATGGGGCTGCATCAGTATGCCTATGCAAACGGCAATGTTCAGTCCGCCGGAACCGATGACAGCGCCACCACCTCGATCTTTGCGGTCCGCTGGGATGAAGCCAATGGCGCCTCCCTGCGCTATAACGGCAACAGCGATGGCAACCTGATCAATGTTGTGGAGATGAACGAAGCTCCGCAGCTTGCAGTGACGAACACCACCACAATGGCCCAGGCTCCAGTGTATAGTTGGTGGATCAACGCCTATTTCACCCTCGTTGTTCCCTCTGCCGCTTCTGTGGCCGTGATTAAGGACGTGAACGCCAGCTACTGCCCGACTGTCGCCGAGATGAACACTCTTATCGACCAGGTCGAGGCGAACTCTGGCCGCATCGTGATCTACGCCAACAAGCTTGGCCGCGCCTGTATCGAAACGCTCAAAGATGCGAACTTGACCCAGTATAATGAAACGATGGACTACAACACCCGCCTGACCACCTGGCGCGGCGTCCCCATCATCCTGGATACCAACATTTCGAGCGCCGAAACCTCCGCTCTCGACACACCCTAAGGAGGCTATGAATGGCACGCTATAACAAATACGGATTCGCCGTTGATCAAATCATCTGCGAGGACTACGCACTCCCCAACGCCACCAACGCCGCCCTGACCAATACGGTCCAAATCCCATCTGTGGGAACCGGGCGGCTCAAGGTCGTTATCTGTGCGTCCTCAACCACAGTTGAACTGGCATCAGCCGCCACCCTGCGGATTACCCCGCTGTTCGGAACAGCCGCCAACGCCTGCACGGTTCGGGCGATGGGAACCATTGAGATCAAGGAAGGCGACATCACCCTGAAGAACACCGCCGGAAGCGCCACTACAAAGGATTTGCCGGATAATTCGACCTGGGCCCCTGGCGAACTGATTACTGAGTTCTATATCTCTGATCGCCTGGCGAAAGCTTACGATTATATGGACATCAATGTGGCCTGCTCTGCTAATGAAGCTGCCGACTATATCGAGGCTTATCTCGTAGTCGAGTAACCCAATCGGGGAACGGGGCGGGCAACCGCCCCCACCCCACTTTAGGAGAATGAATGTCTTGGTCAGCTACCACCCTTAGCACTTCTGAAACGATTGCTCGGCATGAAAAGGAAATCAATATCCAAGCCGGAAGCACAGCCCGCAAAGCGATCTATGTTGCCGCTGGCCTGAATGTCTGGCTGCCAAGTGACGAGTTCGCCACTTGCACCTATGCGATATTGACCTATTCCGATGGCAGCACTGCAACGGTCAATGTCGCCGCAGACAAGATTGCCTTGCCGACTGCCAAATACATAACCGGAATCGACCTTTACGATGTCTCTGATGATCTGCTGTTCAGCTTTCCGGTCAATGAAGGCTACGGTGCCACGCTATACGATAGCACAGGGGCCAAGACCCTGACCTTGACCGACAGCAGCGGTAGCTATGGCGGTGGGTGGACAGAGACCAGCACCTCCGGCGATTACTCTTGGCAAGAAAAGATCGACCTCGCCAAAGAAATGCTTGGTAACGACATCACGACCAAGCTGAAAGAATACGGCCTCTATGTCGATTATGAAGCCGGGGAGGTGCTGATCGATCTGCTCACGAACCCGGAAACTTTCCTTGTTGCTTGTGATTACCTAACGCTTTCGCTCATTTATCAAGATTTGCTGTCCGGCGGCTTCAATGAATTGTTTGTCCAGAAATATCAAATCTACAGCCAGCGCTACCAAGACGAGCTTGCCAAAGGTCTGAAGCGTATGGACATAGCGTCCACGCCAAGCGGCACGACAACTGATTACCAGATCGAGATTTTGGGGCGGCTGTCCAGATGATAAAGATCGACGTGGTAAAGCAACCGAACTTTACGGAGCTTGCCAAGCAGATGCCGCCCACTCAGCAGGATATGCACAGGCTTGCGGGTGATGCTGCGGATATAATCAAGAAAAGGACACAGAAAGGCGCAGACGTGAGCGGGACAGCCTTCAAGCCATATTCGCCCAGCTATGCCGCTTATCGAGTGAAGAAAGGCCGCTGGGATAGTCCTGTCAACCTGACCTTTCACGGTGATATGCTTGGCACAAGTATGCAAACACGGGGCATTGCCAATCCGCTTGCGGGCGAGATTTACATTGTCGGCGACCGTGCCGCTGTTGCTCAAAAACATAATGAGGGATTGGACGGGATGCCGGAGCGTGAATTTTTTGGCCTTTCAGATGCGGAATTGAAGAAGCTGACTGATGCGCTGGCTATCGTGTTAAAGACCAGACTGGAGCGGATCAAATGACCAACAAAGTCGAAACCATCGTAGCCGCGATTACCACCAACATGAAGGCGGCAGGAATCAATACAGTATATCGCTGGCCTGAGGACATTCAAAAGATCGGCAACAGATACCCGCTGGCCTTGATCAAGGAAGAGGAGCAGTATTTCACCCTAACCAGCGGCCAACGCTATGAATATGAGCTTACACTTTCGATTACGCTTGTCTCGGATGTCTTGCGGAATCGGATGCAATACATGAACAATCTACAGGTGACCGTGTTTAATGCGCTATTCGCCACCGCCAATCTCGGAGGCGTGGTGATGCACTGCAACCCGGTTCGCGTAGAAATGGGCGGCCTCGTTTCGGGATCAGACCTCTCGGTTTATCCCGGCTTCAGTGAATCCGCCACCTATCGCAAAATTGAAATAAAGTGCCTCGTTGAGGATTCGAGGCTGTGAGGTTATAATGAAATACAGATTGAAACCCAGCTTTGGTCAGAAACTATGGGCGAACGTGAACGGCAGACAGTTTATCTTTTACGCTTACCGCTATGAAACATACCCGCCGGAAGTGATAGAATTTTACAAGGATGTTCTCGAAGCCGAGCCGCAACCCAAGAAAGCCAAGCCCAAGCCGGAGCCAGAGCCGGACCCGGCGGCTTACGCTGAAATCAAGTCAAATGATTGTTAGGAGATAAATAATGGCATACAGATATGGCAATAACTACCGGGTGCTTGTGGTCAAGGAAACCACCGCTGGCACAACTCCCGCTGTGACTTGGGCCACCCCTACCAACTGGCATCTGATCCCGGACATTGTGGAGATGAGCGAAGAGGTCGCTCAGATCGAGACCAATAGCAAGACCGGGACGGGACTGGCTACATACTGCGAAAACCGCCCAGGCTATCAAAACGCCACAGTAACGTTGACCGGGGTGCTTTCGCATGAGCACGAGTTCTTGCTGAAGGGTCTTGGCTATGATTACGCCGCTGGCGTCTATACCCTGAAAGAGCTACCCTCCACGTTCCCGACCTACAGCATCGTGCGCCTCTGGTCTGATGCGCCGACCGGAACCCCGGCCGACGATTATGCGGCCGACATTGCCGTTGGTTGCCAGCTATCCAGCTTGAAGATCACGGGCGGGAGCGGTGACATGGTGCGCTACGAGGCGACATTTCAGTCGATGGGCGTCACCGCAGAGACCCCTATCAGCATCGCACAGGGCGCCACAGACGACCCCGGAACGCCTTGCGTGAAAGGCTTTAATTTTGGCAACGTAACCGCAGACCTCAACTACGGCTCCGGCGATTATCTGAAATCGTTTGAACTGACGCTTGGCTATGAGATCGCTGACGATGCCACCAGCTTCCAGAACAGCAACACCCGTCTGGAGACGATCCCGCTGAAAGCGACCCCGGAACTGTCCTATGTCACGAACTACGACACCGCCGGAAATCTGGACACCGACCGCCAAAGCAGACTCTACGGCGAAACCGCCATTAAGGAGGAGATAGCCCTGGTTATGGTGGACGGAGCTACCACACACACGTGGAAGATAGAAACCAACGGCCAGCTTACCAGCTACACCTTTGCCGATCCCGGCAGGGCGTTGTTTGAGAATAGCGTCACGGAACGGCTCTGCTATTACAGCACCCCCGCCTATCCCGTGAAAATAACCGTCTTGCGGACACTCCCGCCTAACCCGTGACCATAACCGTCTTGCGGACAGTCACATCAGCTTAACCGATTAATAGGGAGGAATAAATGGCTGATACAAGTAAATTCAAGGGCTGCTTCATTGATGAAAGCTCGCTCTATACCTACGACATCTACATGGATAATGATCTGATCGCCAAAGGGCACACGATGTCCGCCAAAGATCGATCAGCTATTGAGCGCAACGCCATGACCAAATCGTTCAACAGCAAAGAGGGCGAGATGAACATTGACATTAACAGCCACGCGCTCAAGAGTCACACGATCCTGCAAGCGTTGACATCGTGGGAACTGCCCCGCAAGCTGAACCTTGAAAACATCAGCTTGCTGTCAGAGCCTGTCCGGGATCATCTTTTCCAGGCGATCCAGGAACACGAGAACAGCCTGGAAGAGATCGTTGAGGACACCGAAAAAAACTAATGAAGGCGGTGGAGTTTGTTTTTCACAATACCGACTCCACCGACCGCTTTTGGATGCAAAACCTGAGAACGTTCGTCTGTGCCGACTGTGTTTATAACCAAACCTGCAAAAAAGGGGAATCTATGCCTGTAATATCGCCGCTATCCAGATACATAATGCGCTGGCACTCGGAACAAAAGATCGTGCCTGGCTATCCCCTGCCCGGCACTTGGGAAGATCAACCCGCTTGGTTCACCAGCCTGATGTCGGCCTGTGCCAACAAATTCAACTCGCTTGAGAGCGAAAAGATAAAGGCGAAATAATGGCTACCGGCGAATATAGATTACGGGTATCTGTTGACGGAGCGGAGGCAGCTAAAGGTCAGTTGACCGGGCTTGGCAAATCCGTTTCCGACGTCGGCTCACAGATCAAGTCAATGATGGGACAGTTCATTGGCATTTATGCTGTGGTAAATTCTGTCAAAGCAATATCCAGCGCCATAATCGAACAAGAGGACGCTGTTGCGGGTCTCAATGCCTCCCTGCGAATGACCGAAACGTATTCGGCTGAGTTTAGCCAATCATTGCAAGACAATGCGTCAGCGCTCCAGGCCATGACCGTTTATGGCGACGAGGCTATCATGACGGGAACTGCCCTGATGCAGAACATCGGCCACCTCGCCCAAGACCAGCTACCCGCCGCGCAAAAGGCAGCGCTCGGCCTTGCTGCCGCTTACAACATGGATCTCCAGACGGCTTTTCAGATGGTCGGTAAAGCCGCCGCCGGAAACACCGCCACACTTGCCCGATACGGTATTGTTTTGGAAGAGGGATTATCTGCGCAAGAGAAGTTTAGCAAGATTTTAGAGATCGGAGCGCAGAGCTTCGGCCTCGCCGAAGCCGCCGCCAAGACTACAGGCGGTCAACTCAAGCAGTTTCAGAACGCTTGGGGTGATATGCTGGAATCGCTGGGTGCGTTGCTTGCCCCGATTATGACGGGTCTGGTGTCTGTGCTGAAGCCGATGGTGGAATGGTTCGGCAAACTGAACGGCACAATCAAGGCAACCTTGATCATTGTCCCGCTGCTGATTGTCGGCTGGAAAGCGTTGGCCGCCTCGACAATCGCCACCACGATCGCCACAGGCGGTTTTAGCGCGGCAATGACAACCGCTATTGCCGCAGTCAAGACGTTCTTTGCGTCTATTGGCCCGGTTGGGTGGGTGATTATCGGTGTCGGTGCCGCCATAGCTGGCCTTAGTTTAGTGCTTAAGGATACCGAGCGCGAAATGTCCGCCACAGAGCAGGCCACCGCAGCCACCGCAAAGGCAATGAAAGACGTTCAGGGTGTTGCCGATGCTGAGGCCGAAACTTTCAAAGTTCTTACTGGCCAACTTCTGGAAATGAAAAAGGCGGAGGGCAGCACAAAGACAAGCAAGCGGGAAATGAAAACCATAATTGACAACCTCAACCGCAATTATGGACAATATCTCGGCAATCTCGATCTTGAGCGGGCCTCGTATGACCAGATAGCCGCCGCCGCCACAAAAGCCGCCAACGCAATAGCATCTAAAAAACTTGCGGAGGGCTTAGGCAACCTTGCGGCAGAGCAAGCCAAGAAGGTGGCCGAACTGCGCTTGCAATATGACAAGTTATATAGTGAAACGCTTACACAAAACTATTTCGACACATTGCGTGGCCAAGAAGGTGGTGGTCAAGGCGGCGGCGCTGACTTTGGAGATGCTCTTGTAAAACGCAATAACAAAAACCTTGCAGCCGTCAAAGCCAATCTTGACGCCGCAGAGGCAGAGCTAAAAAGAATAGTCAAAGCATACACGGACGCAATGACCGCCGCCGATTTATTTGCGGAAGGTGACAAAACACCCGGTGCTGCCGGATCTGGAATTGGCGCGAATGGCGAGCGGGTCATGACCGCTTATGAAAAGCAGATTGCCCTTGCCCGCGAAATGGTGGCAAACGTCAAGCTGCTTGGCCTGACGGAGAAGCAATACACAGACCAGCGCAACATCCTGCTTGAGGACAGCCTTGCGCAATACCAAAAATACGGAATGGCAGAGGAACAGATAAACGCCATTCGCACCCGCTCCCAAGCGTTGTTTGTTGAAGAATACAAAGAGCTAATGTCCCAAATGCCGGAAAACCTGGCCGCATATTACGAAGAAATGAAATTCCTTGACGCGGACTATTATGACTGGCGTAAGGAACAGATAATCAATTATGTAGAAGCTCTCGGCCTATCCGCAGAACAGCAAGTCTTGCTGATGGGCAAGATGTTCAAAGACCTGGATAAAGAGCAAAAAGAGTTTTTAGATTCCACAAAAGCGACGGGCATAGCTTGGGCAGATCACGTCAATGCAGTCCTTGAAACATATATGGAACTTGGCGCGACACAGGCCGAATATGAAAAATGGCGCACCCTACAGATAGAGAATGAAATCCGCGCTTTGGCCGACCTCGGCGTTGACAGCGAAATGCTCAATAAGCTTTTAGAACAGCGGCTTGGGCTGCTCGGCCAAGAATACGAAGCCTACCAAAAACTGCGTGACGAAGCCGCAATGGACGCCTGGATTGAGCAGCACGAGTTACAGTATGACCTGATAAGCAACACGGTTGACATCGTGACTGAGGGATTCGCCACCATGATCCGTGAGGGTAAGTCATTTGGCGAAACTATGAAGGACATCTGGAAAGATTGGGTGGATATGGCGATTCAAGAGGTGCAGCGGCTTG